GCCGAGTACGCCGAGAGTGCCGCCGAGCGCGCCGAGAGTGCCGCCGAGAGTGCCGCCGCCGAGTCCGCCGCCGAGTCCGCCGATAGTGCCTTTTCAATTTCTTCGGCGGTAGCGTCGGTCCGAAGAATTGCAGCAACACCTATGATGGCCGAACGATCCATGTCAGTATTGACGAATCGAATGACTCCATGAGTGGGATCAATAAGCATCCAACTCATGAATTGATTTACGACGTTGCTTAGATCGGCACCGGGATGCGCCGCTTCAAGAAATCGAGCCGGCCATTCGAGAGCTAACTCGTTTGGCAGATTCTCGAAGATCGTATCTTCAAGATGAGCGAGAGCGACTGGAATTCCAAGTTCGCTTTCGTAACTCATGTGCTTGCCGGAATGAAGGGTACATCCGACAGCGCAGCCTTTACCGTTTTCCCAATATCGGCCCTTTACGATTTCATCGGCGACGCGGTGAGCGCGGACGCGAGCGAGGTATTTTTCTTTGATAGCAGGATTATTGTGAAATGCGAGCATGTTTGATTTCCTCCGATATGTTGCCGGAATAACGCCCCGGTTGGTTAGCGCATCACGTAGGTTTGAACGGCCTCGATCTTCTCCGAGATGGGGTGACGGTTAGGCGGCCAAAAGCGTTTCCACGTAGCCGTAAAAGGCCCAATAGTAGGTATCGCCGCACCTCTCGTTAGATTGGCGACGAACGTGAACTTCACCATCGTTCGTAATGCGATATCCGCGTGATCCGTATATGGAGCTGAGTTCCTTGCAAAGTTGATTAAGGGTAGACATTGTGATTTCCTCCGAGAGTTTTTTGCTACTCCTTTATCTTCTCACACTACGGGTAGCGTGTCAAGGTCTAAATTCAGGCCATTCCGATTCAATCTCAGCCGCTTCCGCTACCTGGGCGCTGGCGATGGCTTGCTCTCGCAGCCGGATGACATCGTCAGTTCTCTTTTGGCTATAGAGCCGATTGGTCTGCTCGCAGAGCATCACCTTGTCTTCTGGGAAGCATCTCATGATGTAATAGCCGAACTCATTCTTGCGCCCGGTGAGCACGTCCGCTTTGGTGATCTCGGGGTTCCGCATCATGGCGGCCATCCATACCATATTGACGGCCACGTGGTAATCCTCGTCGAAGCCCAGGATGTTGACTGGAACCAGGTGTTCTTTGAGGAACTTGCGCTTCTCGCGGTCGGCACGGCGCTCGGTTCGCTCATTACTTAGATTGGACCTGAGTGCGAGAGATTGCGCTCGAAGTTCGATGAGTCTGGCGTTCGCTTCAGCATTGATGCGATCGATTGCCAGCTTCTCCTTCATCAACTCCAGCCGATCATCGGGGCCGCTGACTATTTGACCTTCGATGGCCGCCGGCTGTAGCCGAACGAGGCCGGTACTGTTTGGACTCAAGCACCTTTGGCAAGCTCCGTTCTTGCAGTAGCGCTCGGACAAGTGACCGTGACTGCAAGGTTTACCCGTGAAGTATTTAGTGAGACCTCGGGCGATGGCGGTTTTACGATCGATTATTTCTGGCATTCCTCACACCTTCCGTTGACAACGTGGATTCGGCGAAAGCGTTTGCATTTGGGGCATCGAATAGATGAATAGAAAAACTCCAGATTCCCATCAATCGCACCCTGCTTCAAACGTTCATGGGTTTTTGAAATTTCAAGTGCATCGAAAAACTCATTTTCGGCTGCACGTATTGGAGTGCAAGTCACTTTCATTTTTGTACGAGTTTTTCTTTTGATGATTTCTAAAGCATCTCTCATTTTCATAGAGATGACCTCCATCAGTTGTGATACCTGTCATAATATCACTATTAGACAATTTCGGTCAATAAAATTCAATCAGTCACATTCGAGCTTAAAACTCAGAATTTCATACCCCGTTGGAAATTGAAAAATGCCAGCAAAAGGCGAAATATGCTTACCTGAAATGAGGCCCGTAGCCCCAAACTCCAGCGTGTGGAAGCTGAACTCGTTTTTCAATAATCGACTTTAGATATAGATTGTGTCTAAACCTATATCTATATTTAGTACTAATATTTGAATACTGTAATTGGTCTGGACCTATTGACTATATACTACGGGGTATCGGGGTATTTTGTACTTAAAGCATTGATTCTAAAGAATGCCCGTTGGTTTGCCCGTAGCAACCCCGAATGCACCCAACGGGGTATGGAATTGACTCTGATCACCGATGAGCGTATTCTGTGGCTGTGAATAGCGAACGCAATACGTTTGTGGTCGAGTATCTCGTTGATTTTAATGGGACTCAGGCTGCCATTAGGACCGGATCGAAGCCTGAGAATGCTCCGATGATGGCCTATCGTTTTTTGCAAGAGGTAGAAGTTCAAGAAGCGATTCAGGAACAGATCGAGATCAGAGCGAAGGCCAGAGCGCTCACAGTCGAATGGGTACTCAATCAATGGCGTGAGATTGCGAGCGCCGATCCGAGCGATCTGATCTGGGTTGAGACTGAGTGCTGCCGGCATTGTCATGGGATCAATCATCAATATCAATGGACTCAATTTGAGTATGATGAAGTGGTTCGCCAATGTCTGGATCACACCTGTGGCAGTAAATGTGAGCAGCCGTGCGGTAAGCGCATCCCGCCGCTCGCCACGGGTGGCTTCGGGTTCAATCCACATGAAGCTCCGCACGAAGGCTGTCCCGCCTGCCACGGCGATGGAGTAGAGCAAGTGAGGGTAGCCGACACCAGGCGCGTTCGCGGGGCTGCACGCCGCCTCTGTGCTGGAGTGAAGAAGACCAAGGATGGCATTGAGATCAAGATGCGCGATCAAGATAAGGCGCTCGACAATATTGCCAAGTTCCTCGGAATGATTGTCAACAAGAACGAAATCGCCGGTCCTGGCGGCGGCCCAATATCCACGGTCAACTTCACGGCCGAAGACCTGAGTGACGACCAAATAGCGACGATGTTACTATCGGAAAATGGAGGGGTTTGAAATGGATCAGGATTTTATCAACGCATTGTTCGATCTAAATGAAAAGGCTGAATCGGATCGCACCGCCATTTATACTGCGGCCAAGATTTTTGCAGAGACCTTGCATCGCCATGCGTTGGATACGGGCGCTTTGAAGCGATTGACGGAAGATGTCTGGGCCATTGCAAAGCAGGCGACCAAGTAGTATTCTGAGTCCAACGTTTCCTCCGAGACGTTGAGCACCAGCCCCGGTTTGCATCGTCCTTGCCGACAGCGCCGGGGCTGAGTTGCGTATAGTGTCAATATGATCGCGCGCTCAGAGTTGCTCAAAGAATTGCAGCACCGCCGGCGAGCGCGGCTACATCTGCACGATTACATCACCTATACGTCCCCTCATTTCAAGACAAGTGCTTTCAGTGAAGCGGTGTGCCGAGCGATCACTAAATTCATCAACGATGTGAATGCTGGTATACGCCCAGTGTTGATTCTCAAAGCTCCTCCGCAGCACGGTAAGTCAGAGATGGTGAGCCGTAAGTTGCCAGCGTTCTTGATGTCTACCTGTCCCGAATGGCTTATCGGCACGGCATCTTATGATTCGGACTTAGCTAACGGAATGGCTCAATGGGTTCGACGCAATTTAACGAGCACGAAACATAAACGTCTCTTTCCGAATATTAAACCTAAAGATAAATTTGATCGATCAACCATCAATTTCTTTAATTCTCCTTATGGAAACGGAAGCTATTTCAGTACTGGCATTACAGCAGGTATTGCCGGTAAAACTATCAATATCGGGATTATTGACGATCCTACAAAGGGTCAGAAAGAGGCACTAAGTGAGGTAACTAAAGAAAGTCATTGGAATTGGTATCAAGCAGAGTTCATGGCTCGTCTTAGTGAATATAGCGGTGAGATCGTTATGGCCACTTCATGGGCTGAAGACGATTTGCCTGCTCGAATCGAAGCGATGTATAGCAAACCTGAGCACCGTCATCGTCTGACGGTGTTGCGCTTCCCTGCTCTCAACTATCCGAATGAGACCGGATACAACCCGAAGCTCCCCAAAGGCGCTTTGGTTCCCGATCTCAAGAGCGAAGAACTTTTGAGGGAAAGAAAAGCTACCACTTCCGAGTTTTGGTTCTCTGCGGTGTATCAGCAGAGCCCCCATCCTCTTGGTGGCAGCATCTTCAAAGTTACCGGCATTCAGTTCTATCTGCCCAAAATGCTGCCGAAGAGCTTCGATCTCATCATCGACTCATGGGATTGCACTTTCAAGGATACCGATGGATCGGACTATGTTGTCGGCCAGAAGTGGGGTAAGAAGGGTGCTTATTGCTACCTTCTACATCAGATCCGAGGGCAGATGGGATTCACTGAGACCGCCAGGCAGGTTGAGGTGCTCCGGACATGGGGAGGACTCATATCTCGCGAGGTTCTGATCGAGGATAAAGCCAACGGGCCGGCCGTAATCGACTTCCTGAAGATGAAGGTGTTCGGTCTCATCCCCGTCGAACCCGATGGATCAAAGACGGCCCGCGCTCATGCGGTTACCAGCGTATGGGAAGCGATGAACGTGTGGCTGCCGCATCCCGATGTCGCAGAGTGGATTGGATCTGCCGGCGGCCAACATCTGCCGGGAACATGGCTAGCCGAAGTGACGCGATTCAGCGGCCCAGGATCAGTTGCAAATGACGATCAGGTGGATAGTTTTACTATGGCGCTGCGCCGGTTGTATCCGCTTTTCGGGCGAATAGCCATCAGTGGAGCTGCAATGGCCCGCGCCGCCGGAAGTGTAAGATAATGGGCATTCTAACCCAAGGAGGATCGCGGCGACCCGCCAGAGCAACGAGGGGCATGGCATAATATCGTCATGCCGACTCGCAACCCGGAACCGAAGGATGGAATGCGCCGCGCCGTCCTAAAGGCTCGCATGGACGCCAAACCAGAGAAGAGCTACGCCTACCCAGTCCAAGCTCCCGTACTGGCCGCAGGCGTAGTGCCTGCCGACACTCAAGCTCCGGTAGCAATGGATTCCTACGGCTACAACTACTCTGTTAGTCAGGGTTGGGGTGGGACCGAATTTGTCGGATTCCCCGGTTACCCCTACCTATCGATGCTTTCGACGCGAGCTGAATATCGCATGTTTGCGCAGGCGATGAGCAACAATCTCACCCGAGAATGGCTCAAGTTGGGTTCGACAAATACCGACGACGACGCTACCAAAGAGGTCATCAGTCAACTTGAGCAGGATATGAAAGACATCGGCCTAAAGGAAGTCATCGCGACGATGTGCGATCACGATAGCTTCTATGGGCGCGCTCAAATATTCCTCGACATTCGCAGCCAAAGTTCCGACCAAATTCGCGATACCCCACTCCTCCTCACCCCGAAGACAATCAAGAAAGAAAGTATCGGTGAGGATGAGAAGATCACCAAATACTTCCGCGTCAAGGCGGTCGAGGCAATGTGGACGACTCCGAGCGTCTATAATGCCGACGATCCTACGCGAGATGATTTTTATAAGCCGGTCGGATGGTTCATGCTTGGCCGCCGCATCCATGCTGATCGTCTCTTGACCGTCGTAACGCGCCCAGTTACCGACATGCTCAAGCCCGCTTTCAATTTCGGCGGGATGAGCATGAGTCAACTCGCAGAACCATACGTTGACCGATGGTTGCGAACCGTGGGAAGCGTTTCCGATCTGATCAACAATTTTTCCGTTTTGATGCTGATGACCGACATGTCGCAAGTTCTTAACGGAACTGACGATGGAGCAAGCCTAAGGGATCGACTGGATTACTTCACGCTCACCCGCAATAACAAGGGCATTGGGGCGATGGATAAGGATCGCGAAGAGCTTGTCATTCAGAATGTGCCTCTGGGCGGCCTTGATGCTCTTCAGGCTCAATCCCAGGAGCAGATGTGCTCCGTCAGTCACATTCCCGCCGTCATCTTGCTTGGTATTTCTCCGACCGGCTTCGGCAATCTGGCGGAAGGTGAGATTAGGGCGTTCTTCGACTGGGTGCGCTCGCTGCAATATCGCGATTGGAATTGGATCGTGGTGCGAGTGCTGGAAATCATCCAGCTCATCCGCTACGGCAAGATTGATCCCAACATCACAGTCAATTGGGAACCGCTCTATCAGATGACGCCGAAGGAAGAGGCGGAACTGCGCAAGACGGATGCCGACCGAGATGCTGCCTACCTTGATCGGCAAGTACTCTCGCCGGAAGAGGTGCGCGAAAAGCTCGCACGTAACCCGGACAGCGGTTACGAAGGATTGAATGTCACTGAAGTCCCTGAAGGTGATAATGATGCTGAGGGAGATGGAGATGACGATGCCTGAAGAGATTGAAGATGCCATGCGCAACGGAGCAAACCCGCTATTTTTGTGCGGACTGATCGCCTTAGCCGAATGTGGGGACGGGAACTTGCTGATGGAAATGATAGACGAGGTTGGCCAACGGGTGTACCTGGAGAAAGTAGGGCGTGATGCGTAAACGACAGTTTGCTATCGGAATGATTGCGGCGTTCATCTGCGTTGCGATGATGGGGGCAGTCAATGGGATATTCGCCAACGTCACCGCCAGCGGATTCATCAACTCGGTCACGGGCTATGAGTTCGCAGGAGCAGCCCCGGCCAATCATCTGCTGGTGGGCAACGGTTCGCAGTACGTGGATGCTACCACTCTTCCGAATGCTTCCCTGCCCAACGTAGGGACTCCGGGGACGACGCTACTCCCTACGTCCATTACTACAGATGCTCAAGGCCGCGTGACCGCTACGGTGGCTGGTCCAGCGTTTACCGGAACGAGCGGCTTTCAGACTCTCGGGGACGGGTTGATTTTGGAATGGGGAACGACTGGGGATTTCGATACCGGACCTCAAACTGTGACGTTCCCTTTGACCTTTCCGAATGGTTGTCTATGGGCTCAAACTGGCCAATACCAGGACTCAGGAACGCAAGCTCAAGAAACGCTCATCGTTCCTACGGGCGGGGTAATTTGCACAACTACTCAATTAACGTTGCGTAACAACGGTGTTACCAACCAGACGTGGTTCGCCATTGGCCACTAAGCTCAGACCGATTCGAGCTAACGCCGGCCTCCGTCAGCGTTATCAGAAACAGATGCTCGCCGTCATAGACGATATGACGGCGAGCATTATCTATTGGCTTCAGGCTCAGTATCGTGAAGCACCCCCGGTAGCGATGGATGCCACGCCGTCACAGCAGATGATCAAGCGCTTCGATGAACTTCGTAAGCGATGGTTGAAGCGCTTTGATAAGGCCGGTCCAAAGATCGCCAAAGCCTATCTCAAGCGCCAACG